TGTAGGAAACTATCGTACAGCAGGAGAAATGTATTCTACTTTAAGTAAGAATCAGGTAATTTTAAGTATAACAGACTTTGTAGTTTCAGCACTAAATATAAGTGTATTAACTTCAGAATTCTTACCAACATTAAACTTTCCAAACCTTACACCACAAGAAGTGTATTTGTTGGATTTAAGAGCAGAAGTTATAGGGTTCGAACAAGCGAAACAGCTTGAAATTAATCTTGCTAAATTATTAACAAAAGCAACTGCACTGGTTAGAAATCCAGTCACTTTACTTAATAAATCAACTCCTGCTTTCGATGGAAGTGCAAGAAGATATGGTATAAATTTAGTTGATCTTGAAAGATATAAATTTACTCATAAACCAAGTGTTGCAGGTACTAAATTTGCAAACAGTGATGGAACTCCTGCATATACAACAGGTACATATGGATTAGCAAATACTTACCCAAATCCAAACTTCAATTATTGGAATTATGGTAATACTCAAATTAAAGATTTTACCAACTTAACTGTAGGAGAAATACTAAATAACCCTTATAGGAAAGTCAATTTTGCAATTGAATCAGAGATTGGTATTATCAGGCTTCCAGCATCAGCTTTAAGATTCTCGACAGACGATGCTCGATTCACGTTTGATGATACATTTACTATGGATGCAGACAGTGTAGAAATGGATGCGTCTATTTACAATTGGGATAATAACAATTTATTATTCGACTTATACACATAAACATTAAGGAAAAATAACCATGGCAGCAATTATTTCAAACAAATTCCGCATTCATAATGCGCAATCATTTTTAGAGGGATTCGATGAAGCATCCCCAACATCAATATATCTTGGTATAGGTCGTCCACAAAGTTGGACTGATGATAACATACCAGATACACCAAAAGATACAGTCGGCGACGAATTATATTACTGGGATGATATGATCGCTTTAAAGCGAGTACAAGCATCTGATGTAATATTAGCAATCCCAAGAAGAGATTGGACATCAGGAAATTATTATGACATTTATCGTCATGATTATAATGGTGTGACTGCTGGAGTAAATATAACTTCTGGTGGCGGAACTACTCCTGCAACTTTATTTGATTCAAACTTTTTCGTGATTACAGATGAATATAACGTTTATAAAGTTATAGATAATAGAAATACAGCTGGTACTGTTGTTGCTTCTACAAATAAACCAACTGGAACAGGAACTGCTATATTTTCTACAGCTGATGGTTATGCTTGGAAATATATGTTCACAGTATCTCCTGCTAATGTTTTAAAATTCGTTTCTACCGATTTTATCCCAGTTAAACGTCTTATTTCTAATCCTGGAACAACTGATGCGTATTACAATCAATATCTAGTCGAACAAGCTGCAGTCGATGGACGTATTGATAATATAGTTCGTGTGAATGCAGGATCTGGTTATTCAAGTGCTCCAACTGTGACAATCACAGGTGATGGAACTGGTGCTACAGCAACTGCTGTACGTGATGCTGGTACAAACACAATTACACGAGTAGATATTACTTCAGGTGGTTCAGGATACACTTATGCCACTGTGACATTTTCAGGTGGTGGTGGAGCTAATGCTTCTGCAACTGCAATCATTTCACCAAAAGGTGGACATGGTTCTGATGCTATAAAAGAATTAGGTGGATTCTATGTAATGATGAACGTAAGATTAGAATACAATGATGGATCAGGCGACTTCCCAGTTGATAATGATTATCGTCGTATTACATTAATACGTGATCCTTACAATTTTGGTTCAACAACAGTTGCAACTCTTTCGACAAGAACAGCATCTAAATCAATCGCTTATTCTTCATTATCTGGCACATTATTGAATGACCGAATAATTATAGGTGGTACTTCAGGTGCAAAAGGAAGAATTACTAGCATTGATACAACGAATACAACTATTAGATATATTCAAACAAGTACAGACAATCCAACTGGTGTAGCATTTCAATCTTCTGAAACAGTGACGATGTATGCTACTGATGGAACTACACCAACTGCTGTGACATTTACTTCTGGCTCTTTAACAAATCCAGAAATACAGCCAGATAGTGGTGATGTAATCTATGTTGAAAATCGTAGACCAATCAATCGTGCTATCGATCAAATCGAAGATATTAAAATTATCGTAGAAATGTAGAATTTAGTTTCTACTTTCTTAACAACTATATAAAGAAGCATGAGTATAAATTTTAACGTCACTCCATATTTTGATGACTTTAATGAGTCAAAACAATTCCTTCGTGTATTGTTTCGTCCAGGATATGCAGTACAAGCACGTGAATTAACTCAACTTCAAACAATCCTTCAAAATCAAATTAGTCGTTTTGGAAACCATGTCTTTAAAAACGGATCAATGGTTGTTCCAGGAGAAGTCAATTTTGATAATCAAGTACATTTTGCAAAACTAGAAGATCTATTTGGCAATACAAATGTCACTTCTTATCTAACTCAATTCAGAGATAAAATAATCACAGGTCAAACATCAGGTGTTAAAGCTGTTGTAATTGATACATCTGAGTGCGGATGTATGGTTCCAGGAGATAGCAATGTTGCTACTCTTTACTTTAAGATGACTGATACTGCTGATGATGGTGAAACGAAAAGATTTATTCCAGGAGAAATAATCACTGCAGCTGCAGCTGATAATACAACTGCAAATAATTATAGATTAACAGCGAATCAAGTATCTGACATTTCAGTGACTATTAAAACATTCGGTGATACAGGTCAAGCTGCAACTGTTTATACAAATAGCCCAACAACTGATGTATTAGGTTATGGAACAGTTGTTGAAGTAAAAGAAGGAATATATTATATTGATGGTTATTTTGTAAAAAATCCTGAATTACATTTATACGTTGGAAGATTTACAAACACAGTCACTGCTCGTGTAGGATTTGAAGTTATAGAAGAAGTAATCACACCAGAACAAGATGCTACATTAAATGATAACGCACAAGGTTCGAATAACTTTGCTGCTCCAGGAGCACATAGATATAAAGTTTCAGTTAATTTAAAAAGACTTACTTTAAACACAACAGATACAATTAAATTTATAGAATTATTACGTTTAAAAGATGGTCAATTATTACATAAAGTTGATAAAACTTCTTATGCTGAATTAGAAAAAACTTTTGCTCGAAGAACATTTGATGAATCTGGTTCTTATGAAGTAAATAAATTTAATCTTACATCTAGAGAACATTTAAACACTGGCACAAATGGTGGTGTATTTCCTGTTGCTCCAACAACTCCAATTGCAGGAATTACATATGGAAGCAACGATAAAGTAGCAATCGCTGTTGATCCAGGAAAAGCATATATTGAAGGATATGAAGTTGAATCAATTTCAACTAGATTTTTAAGTATAAACAGAGCAAGACCAATTAACAATGTCGAAAACGGACACATATCAAGATTAGATGACCAACCTATCGGAACAACTGTAGGAAATCATATATTAGTCAATTCAGTACAAGGACTTCCACCAATAAGCACATTTGGAATAATATATCTTTGGGCTGGTATTGATAATCACATTACTCCACCAACAATCGGAACAACAACTAATATAAACAAAACTGGATTAATCGGAACTGCTAGAATTAAATCGTTTCAATTACATTCATCTTCTTATTCTTCTCCAACTTTTAAACTTGGTTTATTTGATCTTAAATTAGAGTCAGGTTATAATTTTGAGAGAGATGTAAAATGGATATCAGATGTTGGTGCAACTAACCCAATTGGATTTTTCGCACAAGTAGATCAAACAACAACTCCAGTATCTTTAATCGGTACAGTATCAGGCACTTCTGGTGCTGCTACACTTACAGGTGTTGGTACAAGATTTCAAGATGAATATAAAATAGGAGATGCTGTAGTTCTTACAACATCAAATACATTTGTTGGATTTGTAGATGCAATAGCTTCACCAACTTCATTAACGATTGATAGAAACTTTGCGGCATCTTACGCAGGTGTGGTTTATGCTCGTGGTTCATCACCAATTTATAATCCTGAATTTCAATCATTAGTATTCAATACAGGAATTGAAAATACAAAAACTTTACGTGGTTTAGATGCAGCAACTCTTCAAGATACTGTACTTTCTTCTACTCAAACTGTAAGACGTACAATAACTGCAACGTCGACTGCTGGTGGTGATTGGATTCATACATTAACAGAAGCCACAGAATTTTTCTTAACAGATACAGATTTATCGAATTATACATTATTTGACAATGTAGCAAAAACAGTTGTAAATTTAACTGCTGCAGCAATTTCTTTCGATAGCGAATCAAATCGTAAAACTATCACAATTACTGGATTAACAGGTTCAAGAAGTTATACACTTTTAACAAGTATATTTCAAAATGGTGTAAGTGCTAGAGAAAAAATTAAAACAAAAACTTCATATACACAAACTATCACAACTGCGTTAGCTGTGACTGGTAAATCTATTTTATTAGATCATGCTGATGTTTGTGAAATAGTTTCTGTGTTTATGACTCCAGGAAACTACAATTCATACAGTTCAGCTGGTGCAATTAATATAACTAATAGATTTACATTAGATTCAGGACAAAGATTATCTCATTATCAAAAAGGTGCATTAGTATTAAAAGATGGTGTAGGAATACCAACTGGTGCTATACAAGTAGTTTATAGATATTTTGCTTATAGTAGTACAGGAAACTATTTCAGTGTTGATAGTTATTCATCTATACCTTATGAAGATATACCAGAATTTAAAATAACAAATCCTGATGGTACAACAACTACAATTCCATTACATGATGTTATTGATTATCGTCCAGTAATTTCTGGTGCAAATACATTCACACCAAATATACCAAAGATTGGTACAGATTTTAATACAAGTATTGCAAATTATCTACCACGTTGGGATAAACTAATTTTAGACAGTGTTGGTAATTTTTCTATTCTTACAGGAGTACCAGCATTCGAACCAAAACAACCAGAAGATCCAAAAGAAGGATTAATTTTAGGAACAGTTTTCTTACCAGCTTACACTAAACGAGCATCAGATGTACAAATATTTAAACGTGATAATCGTAGATACACAATGCGTGATATTGGTTTCCTTGAAAGACGTCTTTCAAATTTAGAATATTACACAAGTTTAAATTTATTAGAAAAAGAAACATCAACATTTAGTATTAAATCAGCTACAAGTGGCTTAGATAGATTTAAAAATGGATTCTTAGTAGATCAATTTACAGGTCATGGTATAGGAAACGTTCAACACCCTGATTATCGTATTGCAGTTGATAGTGCAAAAAGAGAATTAAGACCAATGCACTTTACAGATGCTTTAGATATTATTGAAAACTTAGATTCTGGTCCGCAAAGAGCAAGTAGAGATTATCAGAGAACAAATGACTTAATTACATTACCATATACTGAATCATCATTTATTTTTAATCCAAATGCTTCAAGAACTATTGATGTAAATCCTTATAAGATTGGTGCATTTAAAGGTGAGATTGAATTAACACCTGAAGGAGACTTTTGGAAAGAAACTGATAGAAGACCAGATTTAAATGTAAATGACGATAATGGTTATGATGCTATAAGATTCTTAGGTGAACAAATTGGTGTCACTGGTACAAACTGGAATGAGTGGTCTTATAACTGGACTGGTTCAACAGATCAAGTAAGACAATTTGAAACTTGGAATGCAGGTTTTGAAGAAACAATTACAACTCAAACAGGAACTCAGTCGCGTGAAGGAATTCAAACATCATTATCAGGAAGTGTAAATCAAATAAATTATGGCGATCGTGTTGTAGATATTTCTTATATACCTTTTATTCGTCCAAGAACTGTATCAATTATTGCTAGAAACTTAAAACCAGATACTAAGTTTTATGGATTCTTTGATGGTATAAGAGTAGATTCTTCTTATGTTAAACCAGCAGATATATTCCGTTTGACAAAAGTTGGTGGTGCTGCTGATTTAAACTTTAATGTTCAACAAACTATTCAAACAGTTCTTTCAGATGATTTAGCAAGAACAGATTCTCAAGGTGTATTTCAACCAGCATTTTATTTTGGTGATATACTAAAAAATTCAGTACATACACCAGTTGTAATTCAAACAGTTAATAATATAACTAATGCTCTTGGAGAATCATCATTTACATTAACTGTATCATCTGCAACAGGAATAAGTCCAGGACATCATGTTCATTTATATAACTTTGATGCTGTAAGAGCAAACCCTCAAGTCGTTTCAACTATAATTGAAAATAATTTTACTTCAACTATTACTACTTTTGGAAGTAATCATTCAAAACAATTAAATTTAAGAATATTTAAAGTTATAGCAGTAGCTGGAACAACAATAACATTAGCAAACATTAATGGTTCATTAATTGAACCATTTGATTCTTACTCAACTACAGCATACCCAGCAGGAGATGGTGCTAGATTACAAAGATTACAAGCAAGTGGTATTGCTAATTTCGAAGGACCACAAACATCAGCAACTGTTCGTAATATTTCAATAATTAATATTAAAAATGGATTTGCTATTGGTGATGTATTAACTGGGGAAGTTGATATAGGATCTGGTGCTAAGAATCGTGTGACAATAACTTCAATTAATGGTGGAACTGATTCTTCAATCGCACCTACAATGAAAGCTATTGGTGATTCAATTCGTACCGATTCTAATGGTTCAGTTTGTTGTGTGTTTAATATACCAGCAGATAGATTTAGAACTGGAGAAAGAGCATTTAAATTAATCGATAATATTTCAAATAACGATCAAGATTTTGATTCAAAAGGATCTTCTTCTTATATTGCATCTGGGACAACTTTAAGTAAAGAAAGAACTATTGTAAATTCTAGAGATGTAAGATATGTACAAGATAGAGTTTTCGAAGAAATACCATCAAGACGTACCACTACAACTACTCGTCTTCTTTATACAATACAAAGAGGACATGATCCTGTAGCACAAACGTTTATAGTTTCATCAAAAGGTGGTGCTTTCGTTTCTTCAGTAGATTTATATTTTGAAGAAGCAGGAGCAAGACCTATTATTGTTGAATTAAGAGTGACTAATAATGGTGTACCATCTTCACGTGTAGTTCCATTTACAACTGTGACTAAATCTCCTTCTGAGATTAATGTATCAGCAAATGGTTCAGCTGCAACTAACTTTAAATTTTTAGCACCTGTATATTTACAAGATAATGAAACTTATGCTATCGTAGTAAGAACTGACGAGCCAGGAGCAAAAATATTTATTTCTGAATTAGGAGAAGAGGATTTAATTACCACAAACATTATTACTCAACAACCATTAACTGGATCTTTATATCTATCACAAAATTCACAAGAATATAAAATTAATCCTTTATTGGATATGAAATTTAAATTATACTCTTGTACATTTGATACAAGTGTTGTTGCCGATGTTGAATTGAAAGCTAATCCACCAATTACATTCACATTAGATGAAAATCCTTTCGAATTTACTCCATCAACACCACATGTGAGAGTGAAAGCTAGAAATCATGGATTTAATTTTAATGATGTTGCAATTATATCAGGTGTTGCTCCAGGACTTTATGGTGCAGCTTCACCAAATGGCGCACCGCACACATTATTAAATGGATCTCACTTAGTATTAGCTGAAGGATTAACTAAAGATTCTTTCATGATACAATTACAAACTACGGATGCGAATGGTGTAAATTTATTAACAGGATCAACTGCTAACTTTGTAAAATCAAATGTTGGTGGAACAAATGTTTTATGTTCTCGTCAATTAAACGTAGATGCCATTTATTTAAAAACTAACGATTTAATCTTTACAGATACAAGTATAAACTATTTTGTTTCTGCTTCAGATGCTGCTGGTACACCTACTGATTTCTTACCAATGGTTGCAAATGAAAATTATTATTTCACAAGTAGAAAAGTAATTAAATCTTATGAGAACCAAGTATTGCTTTCAACTTCTCCTCTATTAAAGAGACCAAGTTTAAAAATACGTGCTCAATTAAGATCAACTAATCCAAATATATCACCTGTAATTGATTTACAAAAATCATCAATCTATGCTATTTCAAATTCAATAGATAATAAAACTGGAACTAACTTAAATGTTTCTGGTGTTGATAATCGAAATATATTAATCAATAACACAGTAGTAGATTCAGATACTTTTATTACAGGAACAGGAACGATAACTACAAGCACATCTTCAACTACAGTAAGTGGTACAAGTACATCATTTACAACTGAAGCAAGAGTTGGAGATACTATTCGTGTTGGAGATACTGCGATTGGTGTAATTGCTACAATTACGAATGCAACTACAATCGTATTAACTGCAAATGCTCTTGCAACAAATGCAAGTGGTGTTGCTTATAAAATAGTCGCAAGACCAGTAGTTGAATTATCTCATAATGCTGCAGGAAATGGTCAGCTAGTGACATGGATTGATGCTGCTGATAATTTATTAGCAAATACACAAATTGGAGCAGAATTAATTTTAACAGGAATTTACGCAAATAAATTAGATGGAACTTATGAAATAGCAAATGTAGCTGAAGAATTTAGTTTAGATAGATACGCAGGTTCAGCAGATGGAAATAAAGTGACAATTACACTAGATAGACCATTTGTAGATATTCCTACAACAAATACTATGTTCCTTGATGTAGTTAATGACTTTTTAGAATTTAATTTAGAGGGTACTCAAACTTCTTCTGCGAGTAGCACATCTATTTCATCAACAGCAGATAATACATCAAGAATTTCAGTAGGTGATATTATTGTATCTTCAACATTATATGAAGTAGTGACACCAGATGGTGGAACAGCACAAAGATTAGAGAAAAAAGTAGTTGGAACAGTCACTGCTGTTGCTTCTGGTTCAATTACAATTGCAGCAAATGCTACAGTAGCAATTACTTCGACAGTAATGGCTGTAAGAAAATCATTAGCTTCTTGGAAAATACAACAGTATGATGCTTTTGTTGATGATTATGCTCCAACAGGATCTACAAATTTAGCTAACTATATAACTCGTACATTAGCATTAACAAACCCTGCAAATAATATTAAAGTTATATTTGACGCAAATATACCAAACGATACAGATTTAACTCTTTATTATCGTGCTTGGAACGATGAAGTAAATTTAAATACGTTAAAATTTAATTCAATAACTTTACCTATTACATCAAAAGACTCATTAGATGTGTTTAGAGAAAGAATTGCTACATTAGAGAATATTGCTGCATTTAAAAACTTACAGATTAAGCTGGTATTTAAATCAACAAACCCTGTTTATATACCAAAAGTTAAAAATTTAAGAGTAATTGCTTATAGTTAATATATGAAATTTGTTAAAGTGAAAGATCATCCTAGTTTAAAAAGGGACGTTCATACACAAGCAGTAATTAACACATCTAATTCTGAATACGAAGAATACAAGAGAATACAAGAGAATGCAAGTCTTCGTTCAAGAATAATAGAGAATGAAATAAATAGTCTTAAGAATGATATATCAGAAATTAAGAATATTTTAAAACAACTAGTACAAGGAAAATAAACAATGTCAAAACAAGCAGTTGTAAATACTGTATCTCAGGCGAATACGTTCGATCAATGGCGTGTTCAAACGAATGAAGTAATTACAAAAACTAATAACCAAGAAGATTATATTGGTGATTTAGCATTACTCGATAATGCTCAACCAGATTTAGTTGCTGGTATTAATGAAGCACGTGGATTTTCTTTGGCTATAACAATCGCACTAGGATAATAGAATGGCAAATGTATTTACAAATGGTCTTGCAAGAGACGTAGGAACTTCCCCTGCAACTATATACACAACACCTTCAAGTAAAAAAAGTATCGTAATTGAATTAGATGTATGCAATAAAATAAATGCAGCTATTCAAGTTGATGCTTATATAACTTCATCAGGGTCAGATTTTTATCTTGTTAAAAATGCACCAGTTCCAGCAGGTGGAACTTTGCAGCTTATATCAGGACAAAAAATAGTATTAAAAGCAAACGAAGTTTTAAAAGTAGTTTCAAACACAGCTACATCAGTTGATGTTGTGGCAAGTATTTTAGAAGACGTATAATAAACTAAGAAAAAAATAAAAATGGCTTATATTGGTTCATCAGCAGTATCACCACTCTCAACTCAAATTCGTCCAAGAGATGAATTCGTTGGAAATGGTACACAGAGAGAATATGTTCTTTCACAGGAAATTCCTGGAGGATTTGAAAGTAATGTTCTTGCTTTTGTTGATAACGTTCCTCAAGAACCAATTAGTGCTTACACTATTAAAGATATTCAAAGATTGACTCTTTCGAGTGCTAGCTCAAATAGTATTAAGAATGTCACAATTGCAAAACCAACTGGAAGCACATTCACAGGGGTTGTAGATTATGCATTATCTGGAAACGTATATCAATCAGTTAATGCATTATTAAATGGAACTGGTACATTTTCAGGAAGATCTGGAAATACACTTAGATTACAACAACGTTTAGTTTCAAATAATAATTTAATTGCTTCTGTCACTTTAAATAAAACAGATTCACTATCTCAACCAAATCCTTTTGTTGGTATAACTGTATCTGGTACATTTTTAAATAATCAAACAACTGAGTATGTAATAATTTATGATGTCACTGCAGATGATTATTTGGCTTTGACACCAAGTGGATTAACTGCAAGAGCAGACACTTCAGCAATAATATCAGACGATAAGTATTTTACAGTGTTTTCACACTCTACTGAAATAGAAGCACCTAAAATTTCAGACAAAATAACACAAGCTGGTTCTAATGCGACTGGAATAGTTGCAGCTGCCACATCAAGTTATATAGATGTGATTCAAACGTCTACTCAAAATTTTGTCACAGTAGCAAATAGTGGACAAACTATTTCTTATGTAGAACCAAAATCAGTAAATTATTTAAATGACACAATTACATATGAAAACGTTGTAGCTGGAACATTTTCTATAACTGCAACTTCAACTTTAAAATTCAAAGCATTACAATTTACAGGTTATCCAAAAGCAGGACAAAAAATTATAATTAACCACATGGGTGGAAGTAATTATCAAATAAACCCAACAGCTGGAAGTGTCACAGATTTAGCTTTATCAGAAAACTTAAAAACTTTCACAGTTGATAAATTTACAGCTACACAAGGTCAACAAACATTTGTATTATCAAAAGTACCTGTAAGTGTTCAAAGTATTTTAGTGACTTTGAATGGAGTAGTACAAACTGATACAACAGGATATACTCTATCAAATGGAAACGAATTAGTGACTCAATCAGCATTAAATGCTGGTGTAAATGTAAATGTACTTCATTTAGGGTTTAGCACAGTTTCAAGAAATTCTTTCACAGATGGTTCTATAACTGCATCTGCTCTTCAAGATTTAACAATAACTGGAACTAAAATAGCTAATACAACAATTACAAGTTCTAAGCTTGCTGCTGGTGTAGCTATTGCAAATATTGGATATACTCCGCACAACCCATCAGCAAATACTACTCAGTCATATGCTGCTGCAGTGACTTTTAATGGTGCAATTAATGCAAATGCAAATATAGTATTTCCTGGAACTGCAGTTCCAAGTGTAGACGCAAATACACTTGATGAATATAAAGAGGGTGATTTTACACCCACACTTGTTCCAGCAACGATTGGTGGAACACCTATATCGCTTTCAACAGCAGCAGGAAAATTTATTAAAATTGGAAGATTAGTTCATATAAGTATTCGTATGGTAGTGTCTTCGTTAGGAGCAGGAAATTCTGGTTCTATTAAGATTGGTGGCTTACCATATACTATAAATAACAGTGGTAATGTAATAAATGAATATTCAACTATTTTAACTACAAATACGACTAGTATGACAAATCCATATGTTAATACAATAGCAAATTCATTAACGTTGCAAATTACTACTGATGGTTCAACTGCTGCAACAGTTGCAAATTTATCAGGTACAAGTACGTTATTAATTAATTTAACGTATATAGCAAACGTATAAAAATACTAAATAAGGGAAGTAAAATGCCTATTAGCAAAATTCTTTCGAACTCGATTCAAGATGACCTTAAATTTAAAGGTAAGGGTACAGGCTTAGTAGCAGATACAAGCGATAATCGTTCGAACGCTCCAACTACTGGAGATATGAGATTTAATACCACTGTGGGCAAATACGAACTTTATAATGGAGCAAAATGGCAAACTGTTGATCCGAGTGAAATTTCAATGGCAATGTCAATCGCTCTTGGTGGATAACCAACCATTTTTATATTATGAGATTTAAATCGAGTGATGAGTGGGATTGGGAAATAGTTTTTAGTAATCGTAGAGACAATTTAGTTCTTCAAAAAGCAACAGGCTTTAAAGATAAAGAAGGATGGATTGGTATTCCAAACGTAGAACTGTGTACTCTTACAGTTTTAAAAGAAGGATTAGTTTCAATTCGTGATTGGGACACAAAACAAGATTTAGGGGTAATGGGACCAAACTTTAGATTCCATTATTCTAATATTATGAAAGGGTATGGTGATCGAAAAGATTATTTCGGTAATTCACTCCCTTCAGATAAAGAAATACTCAAAACAGCGAGTAAAACACACGTAAGATTAAAGACTGTATCTGAAAAAAGCACATTTTATTGTGTTTCAGATCCACTTG